ACTTACAAACTTTAGCAGCAGATATTCCTTCTAATGTTTACGGTAAAGACGATTTAATGATTTATATGAATAAGAAGACTTACCGCTTCTACGTTTCTGCTATTTCTGCTTTATCTGCTTTCCCATTCAATCACATGGGGCAATACACTCCTGAATTTGAAGGAATTTCTATCGCAGTAGTAGACGGTATGGCAGACAACGTAATGTTTGCAGGACAGAAGTCTAACCTATTTTTCGGTACTTCTTTACAATCTGACTTAACAGCTATCAAAGTATTAGATATGGAAGACCTAGACGGTTCTGATAATATCCGTATGGTAGCTAAGTGGACTGCAGGGGTACAAGTAGGTGTAGCTTCTGATTTCACTTACCAATCATAATAACTAACCGCGTAAAAGCTAGGGTGTAAAAGCCCTAGCCTAACGCCTTAAACTAATAACAATATGGCTTGCGAATTAACAAAGGGGCGTAGTTTAGACTGCAAAACCGCTACAGGCGGTATTAAGTTTATTTATTTAGCGCAGTTAGAAGACGTAGCACTTACTCAATCAAGTGGGCAATTAACAGACCTAGAATTTCAATCGGGCGCGCCTACTACATTATTCAGGTATTCTTTACCTAGAGGCACAGGATCTTTTACAGAAACTATTACAGGTAGTGTTGAAAATGGCACAGTGTTTTATGAACCAAGCGTTAACGTAATGCTTCATAACTTTAGTGCGGCAGACGCTAACGAAATTAAATTACTAGCACAAAACAGATTAGTAGTTTTCGTTCAACTTAATGCAAAGAACGCTAACGGTAACGATGTTATTATTTGCTGTGGTGCGGAAAATGGTATGGAATTAACTACGGGTACTGCGGCTAGTGGTGCGGCTTTTGGCGATATGGTAGGGTACAACCTAACATTTAGTGGCGCTGAAACTTTACCTAGCCCTATAGTAGCTGACTATACTACTTCACCGTTTGACAACACAGCCTTTAATGGCGGTTCAGGAATTACAGTAGACGTTAGCTAAAACTAATATATATACTAATTGATTAAAAGCGGCTTAATTGTCGCTTTTTTTCTTTACAAACTAAATAAAACCGAAGTATTTATATTTTATAGTGTATGTTACACGTAATAAGAGGTATTTCAAACAATCTGTATTTTACTTTAAGGGATAAAAAAATACAGGACGCGGGAGTAGGACACTACTACTTTTTTAAGTTTGTTAACGATATGACAAAACAAGCTGTATATTTAATGAGTAGTAGCGCCTCTAGCTTGTCGCATAACGCAAGGTATAGCCATTTAGTATTTACAGAAGGTACGCACGTTACACTAACACCTGAAGGCTTTTGGAAATATACCGTCTACGAAGTAACAGACAATACACTAACAGACGACAGCACCCTAACAGCTAGCGAAATAGTAGAACAGGGTAAGCTATTTGTTAAAGACAATGCAGTAACAGAGGTAAGCTATACGGAGTATACGCCTGCTGACAATACGAATACAACAAACAATAATACAGTATACTTAAATATATAGAAATGGCAGTTAAAAACACAGCAGACTTATTAAACGAGCAACTAGGCAAAAAAGGCGCAATAGAAGTATTTACAACGGCAGCACAAACTTCTAAAGATTGGTACGCAGTACATTTTGTAAACGAAAGCGTAATTACTAACTGCACTATTACAGGTGCTACAAATGATAGTAATTTAGATGGTAAAACTATACCTGCTGGTACGGTGATTTTTGCACCATTTACAGCAATAGACTTAGCTAGCGGTTTAGCAATAGGATATAAGAACTAATATAAAGCTATGCACTTTAGCAATTCTTTAAGATTAAAAACTAGAGTTAGTAGCGGTTTTTCTTTAACTGACGTTGACGACTTGCAAGTATGGCTGAAAAATAATACAGGCTTCACTTTAAACGGTGCGCTTGTTTCTGCTTGGGCTGATCAAAGCGGTAACAATAATAACGCTACGCAGTCTACAGAAACTAACCAACCTTTAAAAAGTGGCGGCGGTATTGACTTAGACGGCACAGACAACTTTATGACTTTAGGCACAGCGTTAGATTTAAACGGCTTTACTATTTTCGCTGTTATAGACTTAGACGACACAACGCTAGAAACGCTTTTCGGTAACGGAACTAACGGCAACGACTTTTTTAGACTAAGCGGTACTACTTGGACTATAAGAACAGAAGGTAGTAGTTTCCAAAATACGCTTACAACAAGCGCAGGCACTGACAAATACTTACTTACTCTATATGCTGACGTAGGCGCTAGTGCTACACGTTACTATTTAGAAGACGACGGCACAGCCGAAAGTAATAACACTATAGATAATAAAACTTTTACTATAAAAGATATAGGGCGTAATAGTGCTAATGCGCACTTTTTTAATGGTAAAATATACGAACTAGCTATATACAATGCGGAACTATCTACAAGTGATAGGGAAGCGGTAGAAAGCGATATAATGAGTAGAAATAGTATATAATGTATTACAAAGGCAGTAAAAATAAGTGTATTGAAATTATAGCAAGGCTAGACGTTTTACGCGATTACCCTAACGCTACTACGCAAACAGTTAGCAGCGTGCAAAAGATACCAAACAGCACTAGTTATATAGTAAAAATACCTAGCGACTTGTACGAAGAATTAACAAGCTACGAAAAAGGCAAATTATTAGACGATAAGCCTACAGAATTTAACGCAGTAGACTAATGGATAAAAATAGACTATTAAGCATACAGTTAACTAACGAAGTACAACCTAAAATTGTAGAAATAGGCGGTATGGAGTGGGTAGGATATGGTGACGGAGAATACAAGAACGCGTACCCACAGTACCTTATTGACCTTTACAATAATTCAGCTACACACGCAGCAGTAGTTAACGCTACCGCAGCAATGATAGCAGGCGAAGACCTAGTAGTAGAAGACACAAAAGACTTAACGCAATACGTAGCTTTTAAGAAGTTTTTAGCTGATTGTGGGGGTAACACTACCCTACACGAATTAACTACTAAAATAGCCTTCGATTTAAAGCTACAAGGGGGTTTTGCTCTAAACATTATTTGGAGTAAAGACAAAAGCAAAATTGCAGAAATTCACCATATACCCGTAGAGCAAGTTAGGGTAGGTAAGCCTGACGAATACGGTAAGGTAACAGAATACTTTTTATGTTCTGATTGGTCGCAATACAGAAAAAAGGAACACGCACCGCAAAGAATAGCGGCTTTTAACACAGAAGACAGAAGCGAGCCAAGCCAACTATTATACACAGGATTATATAGCCCTGCTTTAGAGTTATACCACACACCCGACTATGTAGCAGCTACTAATTGGGTGCAGATTGATAACTTGGCTAGTGACTTCCACCTAAACAACATATCTAACGGCTTTAGTGCTTCTTACTTTATCAACTTCGCTAACGGTGTACCTACACAAGAAGAACGTAGACAAATAGAAAGACAGATAACACAGAAGTTTAGCGGTGCTAACAATGCAGGTAAATTTGTTTTAACTTTTTCAGACGATACGAACAGCAAACCCGAAATTGTACCTATACAGGTGTCTAACGCTGACAAACAGTATACGGTACTTTCGGAGTTAGCTGTGCAAAACATAATGATAGGTCACCGTGTAACTAGCCCGATGCTTTTAGGAGTTAAAACAGAGGGGCAGCTTGGGGGGCGTGGCGAACTATTACAAGCACACGAACTATATACTAACACAGTTATTAAGCCTTTCCAAAGCATTATTCTTAAAGCGTTGCGTAAAATACTAGCGGTTAATGGTATTGTTTTACCTATTTCTATTGAAATGGCTAAACCGCTTAACAGTATGTTTGACGCAGATACGCTAAAAGACGTACTTACAGAAGACGAAATTAGAGCAGAATTAGGCTACGCGCCAAAACCTAAAGACGAAGAAACGGTAGAAGAAAGCAACTATAGCTTAAAAGAAGAAAACGCTTTAGACTTGTTTCTAGCGGAGTATGGCGAAGAAGAAGACTTAGAAAATTGGGAAATAGTAGACGAAGAAGAAGTAGGCGATGAACACGAAGACTTTGACTTTGAATACAATCTAGAGAAATTAGAGTTAGCCACTACAGGGCGTGCTTATCCTAATGCTAAAAGCGAAGAAGACGGTGAAGATAAAAAAGGCAACTTATATAGGGTAAGATACTACTATAACGAAGACAAGGGCTTAAAACGAGAAAAAGAGGGCAATAGCAGGGAGTTTTGTAGTAAGATGTTAGCCGCAGGTAAAGTATACCGAAAAGAAGATATTTTAAAAATGGGCAAACTACCTGTTAATAAAGGTTGGGGTGCAGGTGGCGCAGATACTTATAGTATTTGGCTATATAAAGGCGGTGGTAATTGTCACCACCGTTGGTACAGAAGAATATATGTTACCAAGTTAGGCGATAGACCAAAAAACACAGACACAGTAATTAGCACAGCAAAAGCTAGATCTAAAGGCTTTAGCCCGAAGCCACACAGTAAAAGCGAAAGGGGTGTACCTATTGCGCCAAAACGTAGAGCAGATAAAGGATTTATTAGAAAATAATATAGATATGAATAAGAAGTATTTAACACAATTAGCTAGCGAAAAAGAGAAACTAGCTTTTAAGACTGAAAAGGTAGAGTTAGCAATTATAGATGACGCAAAAAAAGCACTAGAAAACTTTGTAGATTTACGTAAAAAGGCAGCAGACGATATAGACGAAGCCTATGTATTTATTCGTAGAATAGAAAAGGCAGCAACCGAAGCTAAAGGTAGAAAAAGCCTAGTTTCTAGCTATGCTAACGATTTAAGAAAAGCAGAGGGTGAAGTAGTTAAGATTATAGATAAGGCTACAGCGGCTGCAAAAGAATTAGGTGTAGATATATATAGCACCAAACTAATAGACTTTTCAAAATTCAACAACACTATAACACTTTCTGACAACTTACAAGAAGACGCGAAGTTATTTGTAAACTTCATAAACAAACTACCAAACTTTAACCTATAAAGATATGAACGATAAAGATTTAAACATAGCACTAGGTAAACTGTTTAACGGTATCGAGTTAAAAGCGGAGAAAGTAGAGTTAGCAGTAGCTGACGAATTAGAAGCAGTTTTAAAAGCAGCACAAAATAATAAGAAGTTTAGCAAAAGTAAAGTAGACGAAGCGGCAACTATCAATAAGGCAGCTTACCGTATTTTACAAGAACAAGCAAAACTAGACGACACAGCAGATAAAATAAATAAAAACGCAGAAAATTTGTGGAAAGAATTTAGTAAAGCTGCTAGGGATTTAGGAATAAACCCTAGAGAAACACCAAGTTTTAAAGTCTATAATGAAATACTCGAAAACTTGCTTACACGTTCTGACGAAAAAAGCGTTTCTAGTGTTTTAACTATGCGTTTAAAATAAAATAATATAACAAAATGGCAGTATTATTTATTAGCGAAGACACTATAAAGAAGTCTACTACTATTAACGGTAATGTAGACGCAGAACTACTTTTACCATACATTAAAGTAGCGCAGGATATACACATACACCAACTGCTAGGTACTGACTTATACGATAAGCTAGCTAGTCTTATTACAGCAGGTACTATGCAGGACGCTGCTAACGATGACTACGAAACGCTAATAGATAAATACGTACAGCCTTGTTTAATACACTACAGCTTATACGAGTGCTTACCTTTTCTTTCGTATAAGATTATGAATAAAGATCTAGTGCGTAAGATTAGCGAACAGTCAAGCCCTGCGTCTTTAGAAGATCTAAAGTATATGCGTAACATTATATTGAATACAGCAGAATACTACGGGCAAAGATTGGTAGACTACCTAAAAAACAATACAGAAAAGTATACAGAATATAGCAGTAATACAGGCGCGGATATTAGCCCTAGTAAAGAAGCATTTTTTAGCGGTATGAATTTAGGCTACGACAGCCAAAACACTAGAATTACTTTACGCGACTTCTTAACGCCCGACTTTAATGTATAAACCGAAACAAAAAAACGTAGAAAAACTGCGTACTTATTTAGATAAACAAAATGAAAAACCTAATAAGCCAAAACGCAGATGTACTAGGGCTAAATAGTCTAACGCTGTTTATATCCCTTACAGAAGTAGAGCAAATACTACAGATACTAGCCCTAGCGCTAGGTATTGTATACACTTTAGATAAGTATATAACATACAGAAGAAGCAGAAATGGCAAGAAAGGTAGTAAGTAGTTTTATAGCAAAACCTAAAGTTAAGCGTAAAAAGCATAATAAAAACGCTAGCAAAGGGCAAAAAGGCTACAAGAAAAAGTATCGAGGTCAGGGCAGATGATACAAAAAGATTTAACACTAAACGTAGGTAATATAATTTGGATAGTAGGTATAATCTTTACTATGGGCGTAGCGTATAGCCAAATAGCACAGCTTGAAGAAGACTTAATAGTATTAAATAATAGGCTAGACAAAAAGATAAAGATACTTAACGAAAGCCAAAAACGTATAGTAGAATTAGAAATAGAAATAGCAAAAATAAATAGCTGCAAAAATGATTAGAGCAATAAAAAATATAGTATGTAAAGCGTTATATTACGCAACTTTTAAAAGTGTTTGTATGGGCGTTTGCAATAATTGCAAAAAATAAAAAGTAATTTTTCTATATCTAGTAAATTAACGAACTCAAATAGGGTGGTGTGTTGATACTACAAAAAAAAGATAATTGCTTAAAACGGCTTAAAATAGGCTTAAAAACGAAATTGAGAAAAACAAGCAAATGTTAACTTATTTTAATTTTGAAGAATTTGACAGCCCTGACGAAATAGGTAGCGGACTACCAAAAAGTCAAGGTGGCAAAATGAATTTAGACTTTTTACATAAGCTAGACGAAGCGAGAAGTATAGCAGGCGTTCCGTTTAAAATAACAAGCGGCTACAGAACGCCAGAACATAACACTAAAGTAGGCGGACGCGTAGGCAGTAGCCATTTAAAAGGCTGTGCTGTAGATATTGCAGTAAACAATAGCGCACAGCGTAGCGCAATAGTACAGGGGTTAATAAAAGCAGGCTTTACGCGTATAGGTATTGCAAAGACTTTTATACACGCAGACACAGACGAAAATAAACCAAGCGCAATATGGCTTTACCAATAGGCAATATAATTAAAGAACTTTTTAACGGTGGCGTAACTGATTTAGTAGACGAAGTAATTACTAATAAGGAAGAAGCGCAGACCTTAAAAAACGAATTACGCAAAATAGAAGTAGACCTAACTAAAACTATAGAACAGGAAGTAACTAAAAGGTGGGTAGCGGATATGCAAGGTAATTGGCTAACCAAGTCTATACGCCCTTTAGTTTTAGCGTTTCTTGTAGTATCTACCGTAATTATGGTATTTATAGATAGCGGTACTATAGACTTTGAAGTAAAAGACACTTGGGTAGATCTATTACAAATTGTTTTAATAACTGTAATAGGTGCATACTTCGGAAGTCGCGGACTTGAAAAAGTAAAAAATGGGAAATAATAGGTATAGACTAAAACCTGACGAAGAAGCCTTACTATTAAACTATCGTAAGCACACTACAAATAACATATTAGTAATAGGCGACCTACACGAACCTTTTAGCCTAGACGAATACCTAGACTTTTGTATAGAGCAGTACCATACGCATAGCTGCAACGAAGTAGTATTTATAGGCGATATTATAGACAATCACTATAGCAGCTACCACGAAACAAGCGCAGACGGTTTAGGCGGTGCTGACGAATTAGAATACGCTATAAAACGAATAGCACGTTGGTATGAGGCTTTTCCTGTAGCTACTGTTTTAATAGGTAACCACGACCGTATAATAATGCGTAAGGCACAAACTAGCGCAATACCTAGTAAGTGGATTAAAAGCTATAAAGAGGTTTTAGAAGTGCCTAATTGGACTTTTACAGAACGTTATGTTAAAGACGGGGTGCAATATATACACGGTGAAGCGGGTACTGCGCGCACCAAATGCCGTGCAGATATGCAAAACACAGTACAAGGACACTTACACACACAGGCTTACTGCGAACACTACGTAGGGCAGAACTTTCGTATATTCGGTATGCAGGTAGGCTGCGGAATAGACCACGAAAGCTACGGTATGGCTTATGCTAGAGCAGGTAAAAAGCCCGCTATAGGT